CGCCATTAATGATAAGATTTCTCCTACCACCTACCTGTGATACGTTTAGAAAATTCGGATCTACCTTACTCAGTGCCATGCGTTTAAGTCCCTATCAATCTCTTGTATTTATTATGCGTATGGTGAATCACCAAGCAAAGAGGCGTCCCATGCTGCTTTTAGTTCATCAATAGTTGTTGCCGCATCAATCGCAGATGCTGCTGGAGCATCACGAAGTGCATTCTTCTTTGTTACAGAAGCGGCCTTTGCATCTGCATCATCTGCTTCCAATGCTTTCATGTAGATAACATCTTCTGCATCTAGTAGAGGTTTACGAACCTCACGAATTTTATCTTTAAAGATTACTTTTGCTGCGTCCAAATCTTCAGAAATAACAGAACCAGATAGAACCCAAGCACCTCTAAAGTGTCTATCAGATGGTACAGTTACTCCATTTGCATTTGCTTGAACACCAGCAGAATCTACGATATATGTTTCTGGCATTATTTTCTCCTATGCGTATACCTTTGATCTATTTAGTTCTTCACTAAACATCTCTGTCAAATCTAGTCCTTCTGTTTCTTGATATTCAATAGATTGGACTGTTTCTATGTTACCACTTACAACTTCATCAGAAATGCTCCACGCATTTCTCCATTCTCTTGTCTTTGGTAACTGACTCTTATTACAGATAATAAGATTCGGTTTGTTACCTTTGTTATAGTTTTCCCAAACGTGTCTTGGTACATCTTTATAAATCAGATACTCAATGGCTTGCTCTTCTGTAAGAGGCCCGATTGGTTGTGTATCATGTAACAAATATCCACGAGTGTGTTTCTTAAAATCTGGATGTGCCTCATCTGCGGCGAGTAACCAATATACCCAAACTGGTGGCAAGATACCACCTTGAAGCGCACACGCCATCCAATTAGGATCGGCAACAAGGATACTCGCTGGGGAGTCAACATCAGACTCAAACACTACACGATAATCAGACTGTACTGGTTCCAAGTTCTCTTTCGCCCATAACAATCTTTCAAACAAATGCGTTCCTTTGAACTCAGGGGTATTCATTATGCAAGTTCTCCAATAGCAATATAAGCAATAGGTGCATCTTTATATGCGTTTTCGCCAGAGCGATACATACGAATATCATCTTTTGATGTGGTTACTCCACCAAAATGTGTGCCAAAAGCTGCACCAACATATATTCCTGATACAGTTCCTATTGCTGTATATCCATTAGTTGCAAAGGCATTTGTAAAATTAATATCTGCATCGCCTAGTCCTTCATCAGTAATTGACGAAACAAGAAATGAATCTTCAGAGGCAGTATTACCTGTTGCAAGAACATTAGATTTACAGTGAACTTTAGGAATAGACTTTACAAGATGTTTTGTGTCTAGTGTTCCAGCCGTTGTACTTTGAATTTGATCTGCGATTATTTTACCAGCCATTATGCTAAATCTCCGTGAACTGTAAGAAAAACAAAATCAGAATCGTAGAAACTTCCATTGTATGAAGAATGACCAAATTGTGTTGTTGACTCAGAATGCCCGCCACCCCATTGGTTATTGAATACATTCATTCCAGAATTAGTAGTGGCAGTGTGATAATTGTGCCCAGCATAATCATCGTTTCGCATAATACTAGAAAAGTTCAAAAAATAATTGCCTGTGCCACCATCTGTAATCGAAGCCGTGTTGAAGCTATCTCTTACTAAAACTGTTCCTGGCGTACCATCTAAGTTAACCCAAGCCTTACACAACCCCTGTTGGAGTTGCATGGTTGCATTACCACCTTCACTTACAACATCAATATCGCCCGCAGAGGTTTTACCTGTAAGTTTATTTACAATCATTTCACTCATGCTAGGTCTCCGTGTACTGCCTCAAATAGATATGTAACATCATAAATAGCGTTCCCAACAAGGAGTGTGTTTACGCCAAAGTTACTAGCGGCTAAACTCCCTCCGTTTTTAGGGACACGAACTTCATTATTGTTTGTGTCACCACCTTGAGCGCAAGTAACTGAGTAATCAGCACTTGACATACTATTAGTAAAATTAGTCGTATAATCGCCTGTTGTGTTGTCTGTAACACTTGATACGTTGAAGCTACCTCTTATACTATTTGTAGAAGTGCCTTTGTAGTTTAACCAACATTTCGCCGCACTCTGATTTGTCAGAGTAACATCACCACCAGTTGTGCTTTGTAATGTATCTACTTTGAATGTACTCATGCTACCACCAATGTTCCACCAGTATCTACTGTAATTGTTACGCCTGTGTCAACCTCAACTGGGCCTGCACAAATTGCATTCTCTGTTCCAGCAATCGTAACATCTGTAGTCACTGTTTTGTTATGTACTCTGAAAATGTTTCCAAGTCCGTCTGAACTGTTTGGGTTTCCTTTAAATGCACCAACATCAAAAGACAATGCACTTCTCTGAACTGAATCTGTGGTTGGTACTGTTGAACTCCTATGAAGTCCAGCAATAAAGAGAACATAGAAGTTCACACCAGATGCAGGCGCAGCAGTCATTGTCAAACTGTTTCCACTCACAGAATAAGCGTCTGTAGGTTCTTGGCGAACATTACCTACAAATACAGCTACATCGTTAGTTGAACCAACTGAACGGTTGAGTGTGAATACAGTTGTGGATCCGTCTGGCGTAAAATCTTGTTTTGTGATATTTGTACCAAATCCACTGACAGAATTATTTCCTATAAATGGCATGTTATATTATCCTCTTAGGTTTTTTCCATAATACCCAATACTACATCCAGTGCAGAAGCAGTACCAGCTTGAACTTTAAGAGTATCAGTTGCCTCTAAAATATATTTTTGTCCAGCGAGAGTTTCCAATGTAGTATTCGCTGGGATACTTACATCCTCTAGTAATTGATGTGTGGTACTTGCAGAGGTATCACCGAATTGTACTTTGACTGTAACTGCCGCAGAAGTTTTATTTGCGATAGCAAGTCCAAGGACAACTACTTGTGTAGACGCAGGCGCAGTATACAAAGTGTCATATGAACCACTTGATACATCCGACAATGCAGCGTTTTTGAAGGTATTAGCCATTTTATAATCTCTCTATTAAATATCCGTTAAATGTAGTTTTTCCATCATTTCTATTTAGTGATGCAACTACACTTGCATAATTTAAGTTTGTTTCAACAACAAATTCTTTGATACAATTGTAAACTTTTTTACCATCCACCAGTATAGATTTTGCCTTTGGATGATTACTCAAATTATACATTCCTTTTTTTGATTCACTCATTTTCTTTCTAGAGGATATAGACATTACCTTTCCTCTGTGTTTTTCACCATTTTTTCTTTTTTGGCTTTCAGTAACAATTCTTCCAAAACTTCCATCACCACCTTTTGTAGCATTGTATCCACCATCAGTAACAAAAGTTTTTCTTTCCATAATATGTTTAATTTCAGACTCTTTCATTTCTTCTATTGAACTGCATGTTTCCAAAACAAACACTTCAAAATTGTCTTTACCATATTTTCTAATTGCTCTATAGAAAGGATATGAATCCTTTTCTCCCTTTCTATAAGCCGCAAGGCAATGGTTTCGCCATCTTTCTTTTACACATCTACTAGTTAAACCAACATATTCTTTGTTGTTAATTTTGTTTTTAACACAGTAGACATACATTATCTTATCCTAAAGCAATTGCAAGGGCAGTTGCATCATCTTCTGGATCGAAGTCCAATTTAACTCTCGTTATTGAACCATCACTAACAGTATTTAGTGTGTTAACCCCATTTAGTTGTATAACCTGAATGTTATTTGTTCCAGCAGCAGGCGCTCCTGTGAACGTAAGAACATCACCAGTAACAGTGTACGAATAAGAAGCACCATATCTCTGATAGACATTATCTACAAACACTGCATAGTTAGCAGCATTGTTTGCGGCTGGTGTTCTTGTTAATGTAAATGCAACGGTAGAACCATCTCCGTTGAATTCGTCAATATAAGTTTCAGAAGTAGCAGCAGTCGCAGTGAGAAGTTCGTTACCTAAGTAAACAATCGAAACTCGTGCAGACGCATCTGGTGCTTCTGAGAAAGTAATCTGTGCTTGTCCAGATGTAATAGAAGTAGAGTATGAGTATTCTGGCTCCTGAACAACACCATCCAACACCACCAACAACGAAGTCGGTACTGCCATGTGATCAAGGTTAAAGGATACAGTTGAACCGTCACCAGTAATAACCTGTCTGTCAAATACACCGTAGGACGGATTTGCTCCAATATATGCCATTATTGTTTATCCTTAATTTTCATACTCTTATTTATGTTGTAGGATAGACTAACCATCCAAAGAAATTTCCATGATCCGCTGCCATTGAACCACTACCAGAAGTATCAGAGTGGTTCAAATGAAGAGACAGATTGTCTGTGGTGCCGTTCATATACACTAGTGCTGAAGCGTGTGCCACTGCTTCGTTTGCATATGCATTGCCTTCATTTATCTCAGTTGTAATAACATTTATAGTTCCATTTTTATAAATTCTAGTAAATAAAGTTGACAATTGTGAAGATCCACAGTCAATATGAGTTTGGCCCTCAATATGATACCACCCTTCCACATTCGGAGTCCATTCGCCAGTTGATGTATTAAAACAAGTATCTTGGTTTATGAGTGCAGTATAATCTTGACTAACATTAACCCATGTTGAAACAGTTGGACTTATACTCCCAGCATTATATGTGTAAAAACATGGTTTATTAAAATCTGTATTTGTGTTAGTTAGTGCTGTTCCATCAACTGCTGGAAGTTTGCCATTAGAATCCAATTGAACAACTTGATTTGCACCAGTTCCTACATCCAATGTAGATGATGTTCCTAGTCCCAGATTTGTTCTTGTTGTAGCAGCGTTTCCACTAATTGTTAATGCCATGATTTTCTCCTACGCAATCCTGTATCCCCAGAAGTTATTTTGATTTGGAATTGCTGGTCTAGTCGATGAACCACCACTATATGCAAAATAGACATACATTTCAATAAAATCTGTCGTTCCATTAAAATACATAATGCCTTGGGCGGTTGCTGTGTGTTCATTTGCGTTTGCTGAACCTTCATTTTGTTCAGATGAGAACCATGCATTAGCAGAACCATTTTTGTTAATAGTAGTATAAATCGCACCCAAAGTTCCAGAACCAGCATCAATATGTCCTTGAGCAGAAACCATATAGTGTCCTGCTAAATTTGGAGTAAACCTTCCAGTTGATGGGTCAAAACAATTACCAGTATCAACTTGTTCAGTCATTTGGTTTGATAGTTTTGTCCAACTTGCTGGAGTAACACTGTAACTTGATGACAATTCACTATAAAAAAGTGGAAGATTATTTGCAACACCAGTAACCGCAGAACCATCTACGGCAGGCATATTTCCAGAACCATCTAACTGAACCAGATTGTTTGCACCTGTCCCCACATCAAGAGTTGATGCAGTTCCAAGTCCCAATTCAGTTCTCATATCTGAAGCGTTATCTTTTAATTTTAATACCATCTTCTTTTCCTATAATGCAGCAATTCTATATGCCATAAACATAGTTGCATGTCCACTATTTGTAGCCGACTCAATACCACCGTAAAGGAGAGGACTACCGTTTCCATCATTAACATAACTACGAGTTTCTAAATAATCCGTTGTTCCATTCATTTCAACAAGAGCGGTTGCAATCAACGATGCCTCGTTTGCATTTGAAGTCTGTTCTTGAATTTCACTTTGGTGATAGAGAGTGCCATTTTTATGAATATCAACATAAACAGTTGCAAGTTGTCCACCACCAGCATCAAAATGAAATTGTGATTTTACATAGTAGTAACCAGCCTTCTGTGGGGTGAACCTTCCAGTTGAGGCATCAAATGCACTATGGGTATCAAATTCTGTTGTTATACCAAATGTTGCTGAAGTAAAGTATAACCATGTTGTGTTAGCAACAGTTGTGTTACTCGTAGCATATGCAGAAAAATATGGAGTATTGTTTAAATACATATTTCCAGTAAGTGCTGATGCATCAACGGCAGGAAGTTTGCCATTAGAATCCAATTGAACCAAATTATTAGCACCTGTTCCAACATTTAAATCAGCAGAATCACCAAGTCCAATGGCGGTTTTAAATTCTGCGGCGGTATTATTCAGTGTTATAGACATAATCTCTCCTAAACGATACTTAATGTTGAACCAGTTGGGATGGTAATGTCTGCATCAGTTGCCAAGACAATAGGCCCTGCAATCATTGCGTTTACACCAGCTGGAATTGTGTAATCGTTGTCAATTTGTTTTTCGTTCTGTTGTAGTGCAACTTCACCAGATCCACCACCAACACTTTCTGCTACCATTTTAGATTTACTTGCCATTATAGTTGATACCTCGCCATGATTTCTGAAGAACTCATTGGTGCAAATGTAAGTGTCATTGTATTCCCACTAATCGAATAGTCAGTTGTTGGTTTGAGAACAACACCATTATAGAAGATAAATGCGTTGTTTGTCGGCACACCACTATTTGAAAGAGTGAATGCAGTAGTAGAACCATCACCAGTAAATGTGTCATACTGCCAATCTGTACTTCTACGAATAACTCCACGAACACCAAAGTGTTTTGCTTCAATCTCTGCACTCGCATCTGGTGCTGAGGTGAAGGTTAATGTGTTTCCAGAGATTGCATAGTTTGTTGTAGCCTTCTGAAGAATACCATCAACAAAAACCATCACAGAGTTTGTTGCAGT